GTGAACAAACGTTTTAAACGTCAAGGTGAACCGGACGCAGACTTTATACCGTGCGTAGCCTTCGGAAAGAATGGCGAGTTTACGGAAAGGTATTTTAGAAAAGGTCAGATGGTAAGCGTGGTCGGAAGGCTTCAGGTCCGCAATTGGGAAGATGACGAAGGTAGGAAACGTGTAACAACGGAAGTTGTGGTTGAAGAACAGTATTTTGCCGAAAGCAAGAACAAGAGTGAGGAAAAAACTTTGAGCGAAGCTGTCAATTCCCACCTTTACCCCATAGACGACAACGTGGAAGATGAAGACCTTCCGTTCTGAGAGGTGAAACAGATGTGCGATAGAGATTGCTTCAACTGCCCTTATGATGATTGTATATGCGAAGAAGTAACCGCCGATGATTTGGCAGGTTTGAAGAAAGCCGAGATAGTAGCAGGTTTGAGGGCAGAAGAACCCGATGAGTACGAAGAAATAAGAAGAAAAAGGAACGAGTATCAAAGAGCCTATTATCGCAGACGTAAGGAGCGGTATAAAAAATACAAAGCCGATTACTACAGAAAAAATAAAGAGAGAATAATGGCGTATCAGAAAGAGTACTACGAAAAGAAGAGAGCTTTGAAAAACCAAGGTATACAGGGATAACCCCTTTATATAATAAACCGGTCGCAAAAAAAATAAACCGCATAATAATTCAAAACTAATCCCTTGACTACATATAGGCGATGAATGTCAAGTGTCAACACAGACCGGGCATGAAAGAGGGTGGTTGGAGATATAAGTTCTTTATAGGGGAGGAGAAAAGAAAATGATTGAGATTAACGAACTAATAAAGAGTTTAAAAAGAATGTCAGTAAACACAGGCGGTATAAACTGTCTTGGATGTGGTTACGAGCATAACTGCGGAGTACACGGCTGTGCCATACTGAAAGATACAGTGCAGTGTTTAAAATTACAGGAAAAATATCGTTGGCATAACACCGAGAACGAATTACCGCCAACAGCAATAGATATTTTAGTCTGTTTCAGCGCAAGGCAAAAAAACATAACCTATGACCATGCGTTTGATATAGGAACATTATGGGAAAACGAAAAAGGTAGATTTGAGTGGGAGTTAAACAGCCGACATTTCGGCAAGATGGACGGATTAGTTGTTCATAAATGGAAACATATAGATACGGAGGGATTAAGATGAGCAGACTAAGCGATATATTAGGAGTTAAAGAGGGGCAGGAGTTTAGGTTTGATGGTAGTAGTCCCTATAGAATAGTAGGGGATGTAAGAGAAATGTATATAGATGATAAGTGGTATATTTCATTTAGTGAAAAAAATTTATGTAGAATGATAGCCCACCCGGAACTCATTAGAATAATACCCGAAAAAATAACTCTTACCGAACAGCAGATAACTGCTATAAAGGGAAGGATTGCGGAAGGAACGCCGTGGGCAGCGAGAGACGAAGATAGAGAAGATGTTTGGTTTTATCCGAAAAAACCTACTCGTAATCTAATTGATTTTGAAGGAGACGGTAATCTTATTAACAGTCGTCTATACGATTTCATCACCTTTGAAAACAGTCCTATATATCTGCCTGATTTGATAGAGGAGTGAGAATGATGGATAGATTAACAACTAAATATTTCAGACCAACTTCTTCCATAAAACAATTTAATGATATTGTACTTTTAGAAATGTATGACAAATTAAAAGAATACGAGGACTTAGAAGAACAGGGATTGCTAATAAGGCTTCCCTGTAAGGTGGGAACAAAGGAATTATATATAATTGATGAATATGAAGAAATATACTATCTTGATGCCGATGAGGTTACAATAAAAAGATTTCCAACAGGAACAATTATCTTTGAATATGATAGTTACGAACTTGAATATAAAGACTTTGGCAAAACCGTGTTTCTCACAAAAGAAGAAGCGGAAAGAGCGTTGGAGGAGAGAAAATGACACCGAAAGAAGCGATAAAAATACTTGAAATAGCAAAGGCAGAAGTCGAATGGAACTATCCGTTAGATTATGCAATTGCAATAGCTACGGCTATAGAAGCACTGGAAAAGCAGATACCGAAGAAGCCGATATTAAAAAGCGGAGTATCCATAATTCATACAAACAAGGGAGATAAGCCCCACGAATGGCGAAATGTGCAATGGCAAGACTGGGTATGCCCTGAGTGTGGATGGTTTGTAGGGCAGCGGTATAATGCTACACAATGTAAACCACACGACCAGAGAAAATGTAATTATTGTAATGAGTGCGGACAGGCTATAGACTGGAGTGAAGAAGAATGACTTTCAATGACTTTATAGAACTCTTAATATATGTTTTAGCTATTGCCGTAGTCATAACAAACGTATACTTTCTGATTAAGGATTACAAGCTGAGACTGGGCGAGAGAGCGATATTAAACCACTACGGCATAACGGAACAGGTCGCAAAACTGAAAGAAGAGTGCCGAGAACTGATAGAAGCCTCAGACGGGTACATAAACGGAACGGACAGTAAAGCGCATTTTTTAGAAGAGATGGCAGACGTGGAAGTAATGATTGAGCAGATGATAATGCACTTCAACGCACAGGACAAGGTTGACGAGATAAAGAGGTTTAAGGTCAAAAGGCAGCTGGGGAGAATGGAGAGGGAAGAAGATGACAAGAAGTGAATTGTTACAGATAGCTGAAAAAGCAGTAAACGGAGACAGGGAACAGGATTACGGAAGCCCCGAAAACAATTTTAAAACAATAGCTAATCTATGGGAAATATATATCAGTGCAAAATGTGTTGGACAGGGAGCAGACGTTTGTATATTGCCGCAAGATGTTGCGGCTATGCTTATTTTGCAAAAAACAGCAAGAATAGCGAGCGGACACGCAAAGAATGATAATTGGATTGATATAGCCGGATATGCCGCTTGTGGTGGCGAAATTGAGAGCATAGAGGGAGAAGATAGGTAATGAGTAGTAAGTTAGATGAGCTTATTAAAAACGCTCCGGTAGTAGATATGTTTTCAGATATTCCCTATAGGGATAAGGTGGTAATTGACTTATGCGGCAGATTAACAGCAGTCATTATAAATATTAAGTACAGGCTGCTGGAATGGAAAAAGAAGAAAAAAGATGGTATATAGAATTTTGTGGGTTTTATATTGATTATGCGTATAAACACACAAAAACCTATAGAGAGGTGATGTAGTTGGAAAAGAAAACGCCAAAGGAGTATTTAAGGCAGCTGAGGACTGCCGAAATAAAGATAGAACAGAAAGAAGAAGAACTGGAAAGGCTGAAATCTTCACTGGAAAGCATATCAACAGGTACGGACAGCGAGAGGGTGCAGACAACGCCGAGGGATAGGCTATCAGAGGAAATAACGAGAATAGTTGATTTGGAAAAAGAAATAAATTCGGATTTGGGCGCGATGTTAATGCTTAGGAATAAGATTATAAACGAGATACAGAGCATGGATAATCCTGTATACATAGATATATTGTATAAGAGATATGTGCAGTATAAGAGTCTTGAAGAGATAGCGGTGGAGATGAGTTATTCATACAGGCAGATAAAAAGACTGCATGGAATATCACTTCAAGGATTTAGAAAATGTTATCATGAAAAATTTTAATAAACGGAAAAACATAATGAACAACTATATGTTTATCTGTGGTATAATAATATAAATCAAAATATGAAATACATAAGGAGGCTGTCAGTTATGAGTAATAAAGAAATAATAATACAGCTGTTGGATAGAGTGCCGGAATATAAAATGGGGTATGTACTTGCCTATGTGCAGGGCATAACCGCCGATGAGGAAGCCGACGATACATTCTGCGAAAACATGTGGAATAACTATAAAAACGATCCCGAAACCGATAAAGATGAGGAATTTACCCTTGAAGAGTGCAAAAAGGAATGGGGTCTTGACTAATGTATAAAATCATTATCAAAAAGAAAGCTAAGAAATTTATTGATAAGCTTCCCATGCCTGATAAAAAAAGAGTTGTCGAAGCCATTGAACAATTGCCTAACGGAAGCGATATAAAGCAGATGAAAGGACATAGTGATTTGCTTAGACTGAGGGTGGGAGAGTATAGGATTATATACACTGTCGATAACGGAGAATTGATTGTTTATGTAATAGACGCAGGAAACAGAGGACAAATCTATAATAAATACTAAAAGTACAAAGATGTCCCCCAATGTCCCTTTTATCTGTGGTATAATGATAGAGTAAAAGATTGAGTCAGAGGCACTTCGGTTAGTGAAGTGCCTTTTTTATAGGATAGAAAAATTTTAAAAAACATAATATAATCTATTAGGAGTCATAACTTATTATTATATATAAATTATCTGTCAAATTTTAGGTTTACTGAAAGGACAATGTAAATAATTGTAGAATAGTAATAATAAGGGGTGATTATATGGTGTCTTCTAAAATGTATTTAGCAAAGTTAAGTATGAATTCTGATATATATGACTTTTATGAAAATAGAAATTTATTTGATAACTACTTAAATAAAGTATATGCTTCTATAAATAATATTACAAAAATATATGATGAATATAATAATATCTACAAATTTAATACATTACTCTTTGATAAAGACAAACTGGCTATTACTGGAAGATATTCAAAAATATTTAATGGAGATGTTGAGTCATATGATTGGGAGGAAGATTGTCCCAGAAAAATGAATGCAAAAAACTTATCCTCAACTGTGAATTTTTATTTTGACTTAAATACGCAAATTATAGTATATACAGCCTCAAGAGATTTTGGGTATAAACAGTTTGTGGAAATGTTTAGGAAATATGTTGAAAAAGCATTAGGAGATGAAAAGGTTAAAGTAGTTGTTGAGCTACTAATAAATGATGAAGAACTAAATGAGAAAATAGATAAATTTAAGAAAATTGAACAAATATCGTTTTCTATTATTCCTCCTAATCCTCCAAATTTAGAAGAATTCAATAATTTACTCGGAGATAGGGCAGAAGTAATAAGAGAATCACAGACAACTAATTATAAAGAAACATATTCGTCAAGTAAAAAAGGAATAAAAAAAACAAACCACTTTAGAAATTTAATATCCTCTATAAAGAATGGCTATGGTAATGTAACTGTAAAAGGAGAAAATAAAAATGGCAGGGTTGAGACTATTACAAGTAAAGACGATGCTCCTAAAAAAATCAACATTAATAGAAAAGACAAAGATAATTTGAATTATATAAAAATAGAAGGGGAACAAGCTATTCAAAGCATTATAATAGAGAAAACTAATAAACAGTTGGAAAAAAAGTTATAATATTAGTGGTGATAATCATGGATATAAATCAGAGCTTTTTTAGCATGCTCAGAAATTCAAAAAAATATAGAGACTTATATAAAACTATTGAGGGTAGAATTTCTATATTGAGCTCTGTAGTTTTATCATGTTTTATAGCAAGATATTTAGTTGCTAAACCTGTTGAAGATATAAATGATTTTCTTATGAATATTTCGCTTATATTTATACCATGTTTAATTGCTTTACTAGGTATTACATTTACCGGACTAGCGTTTGTAAGTGGAACAGTCAGTCTGAAAGCAACCAAGAACCTATTAAAGAAGAATAAAATACAGAGTTTAATAAGTATATTTTTTACATTCTATTTTTTAGGTTGGATTATAGCTATAACTATATTTTTGTATATAGTTGTTTTTATTGCAGCAATTTCGGATTTTGTGATAAATTTTTGGACTGCCTTTATAATTTCATTGCTGATAATATATTTTACACTGTTTATAATATTGTATTCGGTAGGACTATTTGATACTTGTATTAAGATATTTTTTGTTAACTATAAGTATAATGAAGATGATAATGATAACTGAGCAAGCTTGATAGGCTTGCTTTTTTTATGCCCGAAAGGATGTGATACAGTGGCATGACAGAAAAACAGAAAAAATTTGCAGACGAATATTTAATCGACCTTAACGCCACCAGAGCATACAAAGCGGCATATAAAAGCGTTAAAAACGATAACTCGGCGGCGGTAAATGCTTCAAAGCTGCTAAGAAACACTAAGGTTGCGGCGTATATTGAAGAAAAAATAGCTGAAAGGTCGGAGCGTACAGAGATAAAACAGGACGATGTTGTAAAAGAACTGGCGAGGATAGGATTTGCTGAATCGCCTTTAATCGGTGAAATAGAAATAAGGGGCGGAGATAAATTAAAAGCGTTGGAGCTTCTCGGAAAACATCTGGGAATGTTTACTGAAAAACAGGAAATAAAGGCGCAAATCAGTTACGAGGATTATTTAAGTAAGCTGGACAACGATTACAGCTATTAAAGGGACGGGGGTTATATGCTGAATGTTAAAAACGCAAAGCAATATATAGAGAAGTTTTTAATGATAAAAACAAAAAATAATGAGATAGTCCCGTTTACGCTGAATGAACCGCAGAAGAGACTGTATGACGTTATCAGACAGCAGGCAGAGCAGAAGAAGCCGATACGATTAATTATTTTAAAAGCCAGACAGATGGGATTTTCTACACTGACAGAGGCATTGATATTTCATAGGACGGCAACGAAAGCCAATGTAAACAGTCTGATTATCGCACATAAAGACGACGCCACAACTAACCTTTTCAATATGTCCAAACTGTTTTACAGCGAACTGCCGCCGATGATGAAACCGCAGAGGCGAGCAAGTAACGCAAAAGAAATAATATTTGACGCGCCCTCAAGGCGTGAGGATTTAAAAGGATTAAACTCAAAAATAAAATGCGCTACCGCCGGCGGAGACGGCGTCGGACGATCGGATACGTTCTCAAATGTGCATATATCGGAGTTCGCATTTTGGACAGGCGACAAAATGGAAACTCTTAACGGTCTTTTGCAGTCCGTCCCATCTACTGCCGGAACAATGGTTATTGTCGAAAGTACGGCAAACGGATTTGACGAGTTCAAAAGGCTGTGGGACGCTTCCGTAAACGGCGAGAATGATTTTGTACCTGTTTTCTTTCCGTGGTTCGAGCTGTCAGAATACAGTAAGCCCTATGACGGTTTTCAGCTGACCGATGAAGAAAAGGAACTGCGACAGCGGTATAACCTAACCCTTGACCAATTGACTTGGCGCAGATGGTGTATTAAAAACAACTGCGGCGGCGATATGAATTTGTTTAAACAGGAATATCCCGCAAGTCCCGAAGAGGCGTTTATTGCTACGGGGGCATGCGTCTTTGATACCGAAAAGATTATACAGCGCATAAACGGTTTAAAAGACTATGAATGTAAACAGGGCGGCTTTGAATATGAATATGACGGTACTTGTATTCAGCAGGCACGATTTACAGAAGATGTAAAAGGCTGCATAAAGATATTTAAAGAACCGATAGACAACACGCCTTATGTTATCGGCGGAGATACGGCAGGAGACGGCAGCGACTACTTTACGGCTCATGTCATTGATAATACGACAGGGGAACAGGTGGCGGTACTGCGGTCTGATACAATGGACGAGGACGAATATACAAGGCAAATATATTGCTTGGGTATGTATTATAATAACGCTTTGGTCGGAATAGAGGCTAACTTTTCAACATTCCCCATAAGGGAACTGTCAAGGATAGGCTATCATAAACAGTATGTCAGAGAAACGCCCGATACATTTACAGGCGCGGTTAAAAAGGCTTTCGGCTTTAAGACTACAACGGCAACAAGACCGGTTATAATCGCAAATCTGGTACAGATAATAAGAGACGAAACATATTTGATTAATGACGTTGCAACACTTCGTGAAATGCTTTCATTTGTTAAGATAAAGGGCAAGGCGCAGGCTGAGGACGGCGAACACGATGACCTTGTAATGGGATTGGCAATAACATACGGCATAAGAGGACAGCAGGCAATGACCATTGAAAAAGGAAATGCAAAAAAAGTGCGTTGGGAAGCCGACCAATGGGAGGACTATTACAATTCAAACGCCGAAGGACGAAAAGAATTAATAAAAAGATGGGGGAATCCGTTTTAATCGGCTCAATTGCCGTTAATCGGGTTCTTTTTTATAGGGGTGATTAAATGGGAAACAATAAAGGCGGCTCTAATCTGAAAAAATGGCAGGACAGACTAAGAAATAACCGTTCCGAATATGAAAACGAACTGAATAAAATGGCTGAAAGAGACGCATTGTATAACGGCACTAAACAGATTTCGGGAATTGACGGAAAAGCGGCGAAAAAAAGTAATTATGTCAGGAATATCGTCGGCGAAATAATAGAAGCGGAGGTTGACAGCTCCATACCGTTGCCGAAAGTCAGCGCAAAAAGACCCGAAGACGAGGACAGAGCGATGACCATAGAGGCGTTTTTAAGGAACGAACTGGATTATCTGCCTTTTGAGAAAATAAACGACATGGACGAACGTACAACGCCTATACAGGGCGGCGACTTCTTCCTTGTGGAGTGGGATAATGACCGCCATACCCATGATACGGTGGGCGGTTTAAAGGTTTCGTTACTGCACCCGAGACAGGTAATACCGCAGGCAGGTGTAAACAATATACAGGACATGGATTATATATTTGTGCTTACGGGGACGACAAAAAAAGAGATTAAACGCCGATATAATGTCGACGTATTTTCCGAAGATGAGGAGTTCCCCGAGGTCAGAAGCGGCGACGGCGATACGGATATAACGTCCAATGAACTTGTTACGCTTGTAACTGCCTACTATAAAAATAAAAACGGCGGTATCGGCGTGTATCGTTGGGTAGGAGATACGGAAGTACAATCTTTGCCCGATTACTTCGCAAGGCGTTTAAAGTACTGTAAAAAGTGCGGTAACATAGTAACGGAAGACGAAAGGATATGCCCCGTATGCGAAAGTCGGGCATTTGAACACAGAATACAGGAAACAACGCAGCTTGACAGGGACATAGATATAGAGATAAACGGCGGACAGCGAGAATATATATCGCAGATGACGGCTCCTGTATATGGGGATATACCCGTAACAGACGAAACAGGGACGGAAATGTTTGATGAGTTCGGAAACGCCATGACGGAATACGGCATAATCGAAGAGGCGAGACCGAACGAAGTTCCGATTTACAAGCTGACGCAGTACCCTGTAATTCTCCGCAGAAATATATCGAAAAGCGGCGCGCTGTTGGGCGGTTCCGATGTAGACAGTATAAAAGACCAGCAGGAAATGATTAAAAAACTGGGCGATAAAATGCAGGAGAAGCTTTTAAAGGGCGGTTCTTATGTAACATTCCCCGTAGGTGTTAATACAAGAAAAAGCGATGAGGAATTAAAGGTTATAGAATTGGAAGACCCGTCGCAGAAACAAATGATTGATGTGCTGAACATACAGGCTAACATTTCCAACGATATGGCGTTTATGGATGTGGCGTATCAGGCGGCAAGGGAGACAATCGGAATAACGGACAGCTTTCAGGGAAGAAAAGACAGTACGGCGCAGTCGGGAGCGGCTAAACAGTTTGCGGCGGCTCAGACGGCAGGCAGACTGGAAAGTAAACGAGTTATGAAACAGGCGGCATATCAGGAACTTTTTGAAATGATGTTTAAATTCATGCTTGCATACGCCGATGAACCGAGGGCAACAAAAAGACAGAATCCTATAGGGGATATAGAATACGGTATGTTCGACAGATACAATTTTCTTGAAAGGGATGCGGCAGGGGAATTGTACTGGAATGATGATTTTCTGTTCAGCGTCGATACGACAAACAATAACGCACAGAACAGAGAGGCGTTATGGAACTCAACGAAAGAGGCATACCAGAGCGGCGCATTCGGAGACCCTGCCAATATAGATACAAGGATATTGTACTGGGCGACACTGGAAAGATACCACTATCCAAACGCAGGAAATATCAAGCAGAATTTGAAAGAACAGAAAGAACAACAGGAGGCGCAGGAGCTTTCAGGGGCGCCGCCCCAAACCCCGCAAGGGGCTTTACCCCTTGACCCTTTCGGAAAATACTAGGGATAGGCGAACAAGACAAGACAGGCGAACAGAGGAAACAAGCTCGACTGCTTCCTGCGGAAGATGAAAGGAGAGCGACTTTCTGCGAATTGCGCAGGATTGTGAGCGTAGGCGAACAAGACAAGACGAATGAACAGAGGAAACATAAGGAGGTACAGCTTTGAAGTGCGAAAAATGTAAAACGGAAATGGAAATTTACAAGGGGAAGGAAACACAGGAGGGGTACAAGGTAATTTACCGCTGCCGCAACAGCCAATGCCCCGAATATGAAAAAAATATAGAAGTAATAAAAGATAAATGCTGATAATTCGGAATTAATAAGGTTAAACCGCAGGCGGAGACCGCGTTCTTCGCCGAGGAGAACAGCGAATGAGGAAAAATTTATATTTTATCCGAAGAGCTGTTCATACATACAGTGGCAAGCGGAAATCCGAGGGGATTTACGCTTAACAGAGAAAGGCGGCGATCCATAATCATCTCGTCCCGAGCATGACGTAAAAAGGCTTTATTTTTGTGGAAAGGAGGTAAAGCAATGGGTAAGGGCATGAATAGTTTAAAGGGAAAAGTAACAAATAAAAACGCAATGTATGTAGAAGCTGACGTTAAAAGCGAAAGCAAAAAGCCTGTAAGCAAAAAAGGCGGAGACCTTAGGGCAAAGAAATGAGGAGGGCATAAGAAATGACCGAAGAAGAATTTAACGCATTGGCAGAGGAAGAATTGACAGACGAAGATTTATCGGAAGAAACAACGGAAGATATAGAAGATACGCCTGAGCCTATGGGGGATACGGAAGAACCTGCGGAGCGGACGGAAGAAGAGGAAGAAGAAACAGAAGAACACGAAGAACAGCCGCCAATGCCGCAGAGGAGAGCGCAGACGGCACAGGATACGGCGTTAGAACAGGAATACAGAGAGGCGTTTAACAAGATTAATCCCTATACAGGCAGACCGATACAGTCTCCCGAAGAATTTTTTGCATACAAACGTCAATACAATGCCGAATTGGTACAGCACAAAAAACAGCAGACAACGCAGAATATATTTGACGGCATAAGAAACGGAACCGCAACAGCGGAAGATTTTGACCGTTATGTACAGGGATTAATAAACAACAGTCCCAATATGCAGGCTTCAAGGGCAATGGCCGTGAAAATGCAGCAGCTGGAAAGACAGGCGCAGGTTGAAAGCGGCAGGGCAAGAATGCAGGCTGATATCGACGCATTAAACAAAGAATATCCCGCTTGTGAAATCAAAAAGGTTGAAGATATAAAAGACAGCGGAATAGTCGATTATTTAAAGCGTGGGTTAAGCATAGCGGACGCCTATTATCTGACGCACCGCACGGAAATAACGGAAGCGCAGAAAGCAGGCGTAAGACAGGCGGCAGTTAATCAGGCAAACGGCAAAAAGCATTTGCAGACTACGGCGGACAACAGCAAGGGGGAAGAATATATTCCCGATGATGTTTTTGCGGAATATAAACATTTCTTTCCCGAATGGGACGATAAAAAGATAATAGCGGATTACAAAAGGAGGCATAAATAATGTTTAAAATAGCAAAACGAGATGTGGCGGACGTTAATCCGCACGTTTATATGGAAGCTGCCGAGGCTCTTACAATCGGAGAGGCTCTTAAGACAGCGAGTGGAAAACTTACAAAAGCAACGGCAAAAGATGAGGTTACATATATCTGCATGGGTGAAAAGAACGAAAAAGGATTATATCCCGTTATGGCGGTTCATCCTACAGATTATTTTGAGACAACATCGACAGCGACAATCGCAAAGACGCTTATCGGTACAACGGTAACATTGCATACCGACGGATTAACGGTTACGGCAACGGCGGCAGGCCCGTTTGTTATTGATGAGACAGACGGAGCGGCAACGAACTCAACGGTAATCGGTCATTTTGTTAAACCGGCAGCGGCGCAGTAAGGGAGGTAATATACAATGGCAGGAATTATATTTTCAGAAGGCAGCGGACTTAATAACAGCGCGTTCGGTAAATCACAGGAGCCTATCAAGGCAGTAATCGAACAGAATGTTGAAGCGTTTGAAGAAATGTCCATGATTGATAAAATCTTCTACATGGACAAATCAACTAATTTTGCGGAAAAATATACCCAGGAAACATCACTGGGAGACTTTAAAGACGTCGGAGAAAACGGCGCATATCCCGTTACATCTATTCAGGAGGGTTACGAAAAAGTAATTACTCCCGTAACATGGAAAAATAAATTTGAGGTTACGGCTGAAATGCTGGAGGACGCCAAATACGGCAAGATTAAATCAAGGGCGAATATATTTGCTACATCGTTTAACAGAACGAGAGAGAAGTTTGCGGCTACTCTTCTTGCAGGCGGTATTAACACAACGGCTGCTTTCGGCGGTAAAACATACGATACTACATCGGCGGACGGCGCGGCTCTGTTCTCGAAAGCGCATAAGTCAATCACCAATGGTACAAAAGACCAGAGCAATATTTTTACAGCCGCGTTCTCTCAGAGCATTATGGACGCCGTACAGGAAAAAATGCAGATGTTTACAGACGATGACGGCAATCTTTTAAACGTTGCGCCCGATACAATCATAATCCCAAACAACGGCGCACTTAAGAGGGCTGTATTTGCGGCGGTAGGTTCGGAGCTTGACCCTGCGACATCTAACAACGCAATCAACTTCCAGCTCGGTCTTTGGAATGTGCTTGTATGGCCTTATCTTCCTACAGGTCTCGGAACAGGCAGTAAGCCTTACTTCATTATGATGGACAGCAAGTTCAATAAAGACTATATGGCTCTTCCTTGGGTAGACAGAATTCCTCTTTCCGTTAAATCCGATATTGACCCCAATACGGACGCCAACGTATGGAAGGGCAGAGCAAGATTCGGCGCAGGCTTCAATAACTGGCGTGGTGTTGCTATCTGCGGAGAGGGATTAACAGGAACGGCATTAAGTTGATTAACATGATGGGAAACGGGGTGAAACCCTATGAAATGGTACGATGTAAAACTGATAACATTACAGAAGATGTTTTCAAACGATACGGCGGAAATTATTACAGACGATAATACTACGCCGTATCTTACGGCTATGCCGGGAGCGGCAACAGCATGTCTCAACTATATAGCTACTGCGGTAAGACATATAGATTTAAGCTATACCATAGAGCAGGACGGCTCACAGAAAGGAATACAGCGATACGATTTAAAAAAGCTTGCTCCCGACTTCTTTTCGCTTGAACCGTCAAGCATATATTTTGAGGATGAAGAAGGGCATTACGGAAAGGCTTATAACTTTGCCGTAGAGCATACAAGCATACTGCTGATTGACGGCTCTTTAAAGGGAAAATGGACAGTGTATTATAACGCCTATCCGACCGAAATAAAGCAGGATACTGCGGACGATTACGAATTGCCGTTATATCCCGAAGTTGCCGTTCTTCTACCGTGGTTTATGGCTTCACAGCTGTATAAAGACGATGACCCGTCATTGTCTACGGTATATTGGAACGAGTTTGTCGCAATGCTTGAAGACGCAAGAAATACGGCTAAAAAGGTTATGAACACAGGCTTTGACGAGTTCATCAATACAAAGGGGTGGTATTAAATGAGACAGTTTAATCCGCCTGCCGCCGTTGACCGCAGTGTAACGAAAATAGAAAATTTCAAAGGCGTAGACCTTACCAATTCACCGACAAACGTTTCTCCCGGAAGAAGCCCGGAAGCGCCTAATATGATTAGAGACGTCCCCGGTAAAGTAAGAAAACGTATGGGGTACAAGCTTGATGTCAAGTACGATGACGAAATATACGGGGTATTTCATTTGGACGGCGAAAGATTTGTACATTCGGGAACAAAGCTGTATCACGGAGAAACAGTCGTTTACAGTGATATGAATACCGCACGTTCCAAAGGCTGGGCGTTGGGAGACAGATTATATATGCTTGACGGTAAAACATATCTTGTGCTGGGGAAGTTTGACGGAAAGACGTATACCGTTAAAAAAGTAAGTGAGATTGCCACAGTTCCGACCACATTCATATCGAGGAAACCCAACGGAGAGGGTTTTCAGTTCCAAGAGATAAATTTATTGCAACCACAATTTAAAAACGAATTTTTGGCAGATGGAGAATCTAAAGTGTTTCAGTTATCCCTTGATGAACTTAATTCCGTTGATAAGGTTGAGATATTAAACAGTGACGGAGACTGGGTAACGAAGAAAGTCGATACGGATTATAAAGTTGACTTAAAATTGGGAACGGTAACATTTACAACAGCTCCGGCAAAACCTATATCAATGGCAAGAGATAATGTGAGAATAACGGCTTCAAAGGTAATAGAGGGATATGCGGATACTATAAACAAATGTTGTATATCAATCGTATACGGCATAGAGGGGGCAACGGACAGGCTTTTTGTAGGCGGCAATCCTAAATATCCCAATCGAGATTGGTTCAGCGGACTGAAAAGCGTATCGCAGGAGGATATAGACAAGGACGAAACGGCAAAGTCCAAATCCCTTGAAGATTTTACATTCTTCGGAGATCTCAGCTATTCCACCATAGGACTTGATACAAATGAGATAGTCGGGTATTCGCTGGTAGGTAATTATTTGGCTGCCCATAAGTCCGACGGAGCAGACGGACGTAACGTAATAATGAGATACGGCGAATATACCGCTTTGAACGGAGTACAGCGTGCCTCATTCAGAATAGTAAATACTATACAAGGAATAGGTGCGGTAGGGCGTTATAACTTTGCATATCTCAACGAAAGTCTGTTTGCTACAAAACTGGGGATATACGCTATCACAGCGCAGGACATTACAGGGGAAAAATATACGCAGGAAAGGTCTTTCTATATCCGTAACGCGCTTATGGAGGAGGATTTGGAAAATGCATACGCCTGTACTTACAATGACTTCTATGTACTGGCAACGCCTAAAAGAATGTATCTTCTCGACGGTCTGCAAAAGGTATATGAGAAAAACAATCCGTACAGCAGCTTCCAGTATGAGTGCTACTACTGGGAGATACCCAACATCAGTGTTGTATTTACGGAGAACAATACTCTTTGCTTCGGAACGCATACGGGAGAGATAATGAAGTTTTATACCGATAAGCATTTGCAGACTTCATATAACGACAACGGAGAGCCGATAAAAGCACGATGGGACACAAACGCCCTTGACGGCGAACTGTTTTATAAGAAGAAAAACTTTAAATATCTTTCCGCGCAGATTGCCCCTGCCATATCGACAGGCTATGAGGTGTGGGCGGAGATAAAGGGAATATGGAAAAAACTGTTTGACAGCGGCGCGAAGGCAAGATACTTTGATTTTTCATATATCGACTTCGGAAAGATTAACTTTTCGTCCGATACTTCCCCACGAACAATAGGAAGAAAAATAAGGATAAAAAGAGTTGATAAAGTCCGTTTTTCATACCGCAATGAAGAACTGAACGAGCCGTTCGGACTGTATGCAATCGGCACGGAGTTTACGGAAAGCGGTAATTATAAACCTTAATCCATACAAACTGTGTAGCCACAGCTTGGATTAGGGGCGTCAATGACAGAAAAACTAGGTGGAAAATCAGGCGGCTACACACCTTAATCCATACAAACCGTGCAGCCACAGCTTGGATTAGGGGCGCGTACAGCCTAAAAAAGGAAAAAAATTAGACGGCTACACACCTTAATCCATACAA